AGATGTCGGGTTCGCTTGAGGGCTGTGATTTTATCGCATCCTGTTTTCGCCTCATGTTGATAAATCTTCGTCATCAATTCATAGAACGCTCCAAGGAATACCCGGCCGAAACTATGGCACTCACGTGCCAACTTGTCATCTGGTGCTTCTTTCGGAAGTTTTTCGGGTGTCCGATAGATAAAGCGGTTGTTAGCATCTCGAAGTCGACCGGGTTTGTAGCCATATTTGCCACCTACCATGTGATAAACCGCATTTCCCATTTCTTCGCCTAAGCGAGAGACGATATTCGACTTGGTAAAATCACCGCCCGTCTCTTTCAGAACATACTCTAGGACTCTCTCATGCTTCATGACGGTGAGCATAGCGACAATATCAGACCATGCTTCATGAAATGACCATATCTCTAGCGACTGCTTGTTCCAAAGGCCGGGTCGCACGGCATCCAATAGAGCATGACCCAATTCATGAGCAACGATATCAACAGAGTGACCTGTGAAAACCATCTTCTTAGTTACTGGGTCTTTATCAAAGAAGAAACACAATCGGCGGCGATCGTAATAAGCATTTAGGTCTCTGCCAAATTGTGGACAAACAACCAAGCGTTTAGTAGCAGGCCATTTCTTCGGCGGTCTTTTGAACGCTGGTTGCATGGTATGGAGAGTGTTCAAGAACGCATGATGTATTTGTGCCGCACGCCATTCCTTTGTCCACATTTGCATGCGGTTCCCCACAAAACCATTCACGGTGAAAGCGGGACACACAGTAGGCCGTAGGTTAAGGGCCATGTCTAAAGTAAGATTGGGTGTTGCCGGATCGTTTAACAGATACCGCATCATAGTTTGTTTCTTTGCTTTTGTTGGTTGTGCGCTCTTATCTGTTAGTGAACTTAATGTTTTACTTTGATCGGCGGCAAATAACGATTTAAAGAAATTGACGAGACCCATTGCACCTCCTGATGATAACCGAAATCCTAATTATATATTCTTGATATGCATACAAATCTAAAAGACCTAAGGAAAGAAGCTTATAAACTATGGGGCTTAGGTGGATGCAAAATCATCTACAATTTTCCCAAACGAATGAATTATTCTCAATCTGAATTCTTCTTCAAATTCGATTTTTCAAAGTCGCATGTATCGTGGCCGAGAACGTATGCATTGGCCGTTACACAGAAAGAACCGTTGTTGCGTGTGATTGCCCCAATCATTATGTTGAACCGATATAACCGATTCCAAATAGAAAGCCATGCGTGGTATGATATGCCCATGGATGTGCACGAGCAAATTATCCGGATTAGTGGAGATGCAGACATACAACGGAAACTACCTCTTTGGAAGAAAATTCTAAATCTGCTTCCGTTACCCAAAAAATGGCGGTTCTCTGGAAAAGTGCGTATGGAAGATTACGTGTATGGCATAATACTACACAATGGCGAAAGCGTAGTGCGTGTCCTGTAGGAGTAAACGTGGGGCTGCGAGAAAATATCGAAAAGATTGTCGAAGATCGCCAAGCGGAAGCTATCAAAAAGGATTTGACCCGCAAGCTGAAGACCATCGTAACGATCCTGGGTTTTGAAATTCGATCAGGTGGCGGCGTGATGAGCGAAGGTGGTTTTGGCTACAGTGCATCTGAACCAATTGCAGATGATTGGGAATGGAAACTCGAAGACGAAGAACACATGCCGACTGCCGACTTGGATGCCGGTACCTATTCTCATGGCATGTACTTCGACGGCCTTAGCAGCGGTTTCAACCTGCAAATCATGTACAAAGAAGGCGACGAGCTAATCAAAGTGACCTGTGAGGGAATGCTGGTCTATCGGGAGGCAAAAGGCCAATTGGACACTTATCTCCCGTCGCCGCAATGGGAAGATAAAGTGGAATCGCTCTTTTCTCTGGCTCGCAAAAGAAGTAAGATGCAGGAGAAAGAGAAGAAAGATGCCAAGAATGAAAAGAACAAAAGCCGTATCAAACAGGTCTTGGACTATCTTCGACGCCATTGGGGCGTTTAGGAACTAAAATAACCTATCTCGTGGGGCCGTGTCATGACTGAGTGTGAAAAAGCTGCGTTCTTCGAGGAACTATGTAGCCGGGGAATTGCCCTATATGAGGCCGCTAAGGACGGTGACTGCGAACATACTTGCTACGCAAGGAAGATAAGGACTTTTACTGACGAGCGAGTTTATCTGAACGCAGAGGCAACGATCTTGGGCTTCGGAGATCGTGATGCCGCAATTACGTTCCTGAAAACCTATATCGACTGGGAGTTCCAATCAACACCTGACGAAGTATCTGATGAGGTGACGCCGCCCCCGAGTACTATGTACGAATTCCAGGTGATTATGATGGTCGATCTGGGCTTCGGGCCACAGAAAGTCAACCTGGGTAAAGTCGGCAATAACTGTAATGAAGGAACGTGGCAAGAGGATGTTCAAGAGGCGTCCGATAAGTTGGGCAAAGCATACATCCTCAAGCATCATCCGGACAAAGAGTGGAACAAACTCTCAAAGCAAGTAGGCTTCATACCTGCGCCACACCCGGCATAAACAAATCCCCATCCACATCGTGGATGGGGATTTGTAGATTGCGCATGGCGTGAGCTATGACAACAAACGCATGGCGTGAGCCATAACAACGAAACGGCTGCATCTGTGCAGTGATCGGGACTCAGATGACGGCGAAAGTGAGAAGACCGGCAACCACAGCAAAAACGACCCATCCGATTGTCGTGAGGACAAGTTCCATTTTCGATCCGGTTCGGACCTCAATCTCTTCTTCAACCGCTTGGCCTGCATATCGGGCCTTCGCCATTTTTAGGAATGGCTTACGGGCCTTCTTAGACTTGCGGATGCAGACCTCTGTCAATTTTTCGTTCATAGCGTGCATTTCGGTCGCCAGCGATTCGATAGTTGCGGGCTGATGCCCCAATTCGAGAGCAGATGCGGCGACGGCCTGGATTTGGGTGTCGACGAGTGAACCGTCGCAACCAAATGTCTCCACCTTCTTCTCGATAGGTACCTCAGCCAGTTTACGTGAGGTTCGCTTGGTTATCCGCATGGGTACGACTTCCACAAATTCTTCATGCACACACTCTCTGGTACCGTCGCCAATATCACGTTTGGCGACCGTTTCTTTTACTCGGCGACCGTCTTCGGCCACCTTTAGGCAACAAGAGTTGCCATGGCCATGTTCGTCTACGCAATTTCCGATCTTCATATCAAACTCCAATTAAGATGCTTTCGTTTCTTTGTTACATCTGGGCAGGCGAACCCGCCATCCCGGCAACGCCGGGATGGCGGGTAGTGTTTCGCACTGCGATCAGATGCTTTCGCAACCTGTCATCGAGAACCGCTCCAGATCGAGAACCTTGTCTCGGGAGAAGGACTTGATGACTTCATCCTCAGGATCACGAGTATCGTTGCCCTCTCGGACTTCGTACCCTCGGATGATGCCTCGTTTCACTTCCGTCAAGAGGACAGTTCGCCGCACGGGCTTACTGTGTGATCCTCTGTATCGGAATTTCGCAACCGGTCGGTTACGAATGACGGGGTAAATAGTTTCTGGTACTTGCATGTTCATTCCTCTTTTTCTTTGGAGAACAGTAACTTGTACAGCTTAGTAGCGTATCCTACGTCTGCTAAGCGACTATTTGAAAACCTCGAATCCCTACGTGGGACCCGAAAAAGGGTATTCTCCTGGATAAATCCAGGAATATCGAAGAGTGGTTCCTTCACTCGCTCTGGAATTTCGACTTCAGCGACCGAGAAGTATATTTGGTTATCTCCTGTCTTCATAAAGTCAATATCCCATCTTTCTGTCCATAGGTTACCTTCTTCATCCTTATGAAGGTCATGTGTCTTCGTCTGTATCAAGTATCGGGTTTTAGTGACTCTGGCTTTAGTTTTTTTCCAAAAATCCTCAAAATCCCGTTCATTGATATCTGCGGAGACTTCTATCCGTCTTCCATCCTCTACGATCTTCATGTCGTCGTTCAGAGTGCTGCGTGCCGCATTGAACTTAACTTGGAGAAAGCGACGGATAATTCCTTCCCTGTTGAGTTGTTGCCGAACTCGGACGGTTAAATCTTTGCCCGCATTGAAGTATCCTTGTTCAATTTTCAGCGTGTCATAGGCGGCTTCCATCGCCTGATACTGTATACTATCGTCCAATTTGAGAACGAACTTTAGCTCATTTTCTGTTGGCATCGATTTTTTTCCTAAATTCCCGCTGCGCTGTGTTTAAGGTGAACGGTTCGTCCGGTTGTTATTTTCATGAACGGATGGATCAGGCTGGGAATCTCGGGTGCGATCACATCGTACCGTTTAACCATTGCTGATTCTCGTTCGGCGGCGTAGGTCAAGATATGCTTAGGGTCTCTCAGATCATTACGCCATGCGTTGATTGTCGGGGTTGGGGAGCCGCCTAGGTACATAATGAGATCACCCAGTTCCACGATGTGGTTGGCGTTTTCTAAAGCATACGATTTGAAAAATGGCCGCAACACGATGCGGTTGGGCGTCTCGACCATAAGGGCAGACCGGATATAGAAGTGCCATCCGCCGTAGAGGTCGGCTAGGGCCTTATTCATAAGGTCAAGAAAATCTGGTGACATATGTTACTCCTGTGGTAATTTCAACCCACGCCCCGTTAAGGGGCGATCAACACCTTAATGCTTTCTATATTCATCGGCATCTAACAGGAAGAACTTTAGGTTTACTTCCTAAACCAGCGATTCCATAGCCAATCACACAGTTTGTAGATCAAGAAGCTAACGGCTGTGTGGATTGCGGTCACCAGCAATGAAAATGCGCTGATACTTATTTGTATGAATGATCGTTTTCGTTCGTCCATCTCTCCTCTTTAGGAAAACCGCCACTTTACTCAACTATATATGATAGGAGGTTATGTGAACATCACAGAAGAGTGGCAGAAAGACGAATGGATTAAGTGTGCTCAGAGCTTCAAGTACTTCGCAGGCACTTACCTTGAAATCCGAAGTTTGAAGGAAGGTGATGTCAAGTTTAAGTTGTATGCTTTCCAGGAACGGGTACTTTCAGAGTTCGAGAGGTATCAGTTCAATATTGTGAGAAAATTTAGACAAGGAGGTTTGACGACCTTAGCCGTACTTTGGAGCTTATGGCAATGCATGTTTCGGGAAAGTAAACAAATCTTAGTAATATCAAAAACTGACCTTGAGGCAATTAAAGCGGGCAAAGTGGTGAAACGGTCCTTAGATATCATTCGAGAAAATCATCCTTGGCTTTACCCAAGATTAAGTCAGGATAGTGCACACATCTTGTCGTTCGCTGATACGAGGAGTGAAGTAGAGTTCGGCAGTGCCAATCGTGCTCGTGGCCAAGCTTTGAACTACGTTATCATCGACGAAGCGGCCTTTATCCCACAGATGGAAGATGCATGGGCTGCTATGTATCCCACCGTATCGACCGGTGGTAATGTACTTGTGATCTCGACGGTTAACGGTATCGGTAACTGGTACGAGCGAATGTACCGTGATGCGGAGGCCGAGCGGAATGATTTCAATGTCGTCAATTTGCATTACACGGAGCATCCGCATTATACCGATACAGAGTGGCAAAGAAGTACAAAGGCTAACCTGGGGCCTCGGAAATGGGCACAAGAGTTTGAGGGATCGTTCCTTGATTCGGGTGACACATATCTAAGTGCCGAAGTCTTGAGCTATGCGGATCAGGAAACAAGGAATAAACGGATCATCAAAAGGCTGTTTGCAGAATGGGATAGTGACGAAAGGCTATTCGAGCTACACGCCGAGAATGATAGTCCAGAGTTGCACACATGGGACAAAGGAGCTTTATGGGTCTGGCAGGAGCCGAAGGATGGCCACGAGTATGTCATCGGTGCCGATGTTGCCGAAGGAATGGGTGATGAGGGAGATAGCAGCACTTTCCAAGTTTTCGATATGGGTACGCTGGAACAGGTCGCCGAATTTGCCAGCAATACCGTTCCGCCGAATGTCTTCGCCACAATTTTGTCCCGTATGGGTGTCTATTACAACACTGCGTTGGTTGCTGTTGAAAGTGCAGGCCCCGGTTTGGCCATTCTCGATAAGCTAGAACACAACTTGTACTACGAGAATATCTATTTCCATCGGACTAAGACACAGGAAAAAGCCGGAGTAATCATGAGCAAGGCAACTCGCCCGGTGATTTTGGAATCTATGCAGAACTATATGCAGAACCGCATGGCAAAACTCTGTAGCACGAGATTGGTTCGTGAGTTGGAAACTTTCATCTTTGACCGGAGTAAGAAGCGAGCAGAAGCCCGAAAAGGTCGGCATGATGATCTAGTGATGGCGTTCGCAATCGCTCTTTACGCCCGAGACAAACAGATACGTCAAATTCCGATGGGACTGGAAGTGCCCATAAACATTGCGGACTCCTATGCTACCCGTACGTACGAAAAGATACGTAAGGAGATCGAGGAAAGTGGTCCAGAAAACTTGTTGAAAAAAGAGGATAGTGATCTGGAACCTTGGGAACGTGAAGAGGTGCTTCCCGGAATTATTATGCCCTTCGAGCGGCCGAGAGACGATCTATTGAGAGAATTTGGTTGGTAAAATGTGTGACAAGGACTTGAAGCGACTTTGGTTACGGCGGCAGATCAAAGCCATTCACAGGTATGATCAATGCAAAGCAATCGGAGACGATATGGCGACTTCGGGCGACCCTCGTCTGAAAAATGCTCGCAATTTGCAACGATTGTATGAACTCTTAGGTAAATTGGCAGAGGAGCAAGTCACGAATTATCGTGAAAGTGAGAAAAAGAATGAAAAAGAGCCACCAAAAAATTGAACCACTCATTCGTCAAGCGATCCAAGCCTGTGGTGAAGAGTTTGCACTTTCAGAAACTCGATCTTTACTCTACAGAGCGTTGAATCGTGTCAGTTTGTTAGCCGAGAAAAGGACTCGGCGAAACGCTCATCAAGAGCGTTTCGCCGAGGAAGCTCTAGCCAAGCGTGAGAATTGGCTGAAGCAGATCGCCGAGAATGCCAAGAAGATGGCGGAGTTAGAAGCAGAGCAACCTAAGAAGCAACAGTCTGAGTAAACACGTTCTTGACTGCCTTTGCATACCGCTTATATATCTCTTCCGCTTTTTTCATCAAATCGGGATCGAGGGGCTTGTCTGCTCCGTTGGCAGTAAATGGCGTGATCCGGCTTTTAAGGGGAAGGTACTCAATCATCCTTACCGGAGCATCGTTCAAGTCTTCGTGCGTCACAAGCATCGCATCCTGTGTTTCGGTCACCATTGAAGCAATTCGTTGCAATCTGAATGCGTAGTACGCCAAAGCAGCTTCTGGTTGGTAGTGATGGTCTACAATTATCCGATTGATGCTTATGTCCGGTTTGTCAAGGAAGTAGATGAACTTGCACGTCTTATGTAACGCCGGACATCGCAGTGCATGATTTTGCAGTATCGAATCAACATAAAATCGAGCGACTTTCTTTTTCTCGCATATACTTCTCAATGCGATAAGGTCTGGTGGCGTTGAATAGATCATTGAAGCGGACGCAACGGTGATTTCCGGGTGCAAATCCAACGAATTTGTGATCGATTTCAGGTCAGCACCAAGGTGACTAATTATCAAAACGTAATCGTGATGCATAATTCATCTCCTGCCGATGGCACAATAGTATAGTGCATTTGCCGACTAAATGATACATACCTTTACTAGATTGCGAGCAGCTTCTACGTTTATAGAAAGTTTAATCATATAGACCTGCGGACGAAACGAAGGCACGATGAAAAAATACAAAGTAATGCTGGTAAAAAAAACGCAATTCAATCCTAGAAATTTCCTGAGATTTATTGCAAAGCTCTCGCATGATTACTCTGTATATTATGTGAGAGTAAAATATACATATAAATTCAGGTTATATCCCAACAAGGAGCAACGCATTCTTCTTGCAAAGAATTTTGGATGTAGTCGCTATTTGTATAATTATTTCCTTGCACGTAGAAAGAAAGAATATCTTGAAACAGGACATAATAATAACTTCATTCAAGATTGTAGGGAACTTACACAATTAAAACAGAGGCTCGTTTGGTTAAAGGAAGCAAACAGTCAAAGTCTACAACAAAGCATCAAGAATTTAGATGCTGCTTATGGAAACTTCTTTGTTAAACGTGCCAAATTTCCAAAGTTTAAGAACAAGTATAATAAACAAAGTTTTCGTGTTCCACAGAATATAAAAATAAGCGGTAACAAACTTGTAATTCCAAAGTTTTTAGAAGGTATCAGGTGTAAGGTTCATCAACCTGTTAATGAACCTATTTCATTTTGTACAATCACTAAGAATAAGAGTGGTCAACACTATTGCACTTTGGTGGTTGAAAAAGAAATCAAACAACACAAAACAACAAAGAAGGAAGTTGGCATTGATCTTGGAATTAAGATGTTAGTAGTAGATAGTGATGGTAAGAAATACGAAAATATAAAACCTTTCAAATCCTTGAAACATAAGATTAAGAAAGTGCAACGTAAGTTAAGCAACAGAAAGAATAAGACAACGTGCAAAGAAAGTAAACGAATAAACAAACTCCGTCAGAAATTAGCAAAATTATTCCAGAAGACTAAAGATGTAAGGCAAAATCACTTACATCAAATAACTAGAAAGTTAATTGACGAAAACCAAGTCATCTGTCTGGAAACTCTTGCTGTTAAGAACATGATGAAGAACCATTGTCTCGCTGGAACGATTACGGATTGTGGTTGGTATGAACTGACACGGCAACTTGAATACAAGGCTGCTTGGTATGGCAGGACTATCGTGAAAATAGATCGGTTCTTTCCAAGTAGTAAAACTTGCAGTGAGTGTCATTTCGTTAAGCAAAACTTGAAACTTAAAGATCGTGAGTGGGATTGCCCTGAATGTGGAACTCACCATGATCGAGATGTTAATGCGGCAAGAATAATATTACTGCAAGGTAAAAAAACAACTACCGTAGGAACTGCGGAAAGTAAAGCTCGCAGACTGAGAAAACAAACCAAGGGAACTGTCTCTCGGCTCAGGATGAAGCGAGAAGCCCCGATCTCTTTAGGGTCAGGGTTGTTCACTGATCCAAAGTTGTAGGGAAAAAGCACAAAATGGCTGTACCGTTCTTTTCTGACATTTATAAGTTGTTCTATTATGCGACAAAGCAAGGGCCGCTAGAAGCTCTCGATGGCGATGAAGCAGAACCGGTTGGCGTATCATCTCCTGATGCGAGATGGGACATCAGAAGTAATATGTGGGGCGGTCCGCAATCCCCGATGCGGATAGAGACGAGCGATAGCCAAGACTTCATCGATCTCAGTACGGTTACGAATAGGAAAAGCCGTTACAAGGAATATGAGCGATTAGAGAACATTCCGGAAATTCACACGGCCCTGAATACCTTTGCCGACGAAGCATGCCTCGCCGGAAGCACTAAGGTTGCCACGCCACTTGGGTTTTTCACCATCAAAAAACTGGCCGAGGAAAAAGACCCTGATGAACGGTTCATGGTTTATTGCTGGGACTTTGATAAACGGGATTTCGCCCTGGGTTGGGCCTATAATCCCCGTAAAGTCAAGACGGCCGAAACGGTAGAAATCAAGTTCGATAACGGAATAAAGCACGTCGTAACGCCAGATCACGGCTTCCTAATGGCGAATGAGGAATGGCGTGAAGCAGGGAACTTGAAATACGGTGATAAACTCAAGCCCTTCTATCGTCTGCCCGCCGCCAAGATTCAAACGAAGTTCAAGACGCAACAATACCCAAGGGTGTTCACTTTTAGCAAAGGCTGGGTACATGAGCGCCAATTCTTGGATGAATGGAAAGCAGATAAGGAACTCGACAGATACAAAAAGGTAGACAAGATCAGGCGATATATCGCCCGGGGTCTTAATCGAGACCAAACAGTCAAGGCATCTGGCTTTTGGCGAAATACGATCGAAATGGCACTAGCCAAGGAAGGATTTACCTACGGCGAACTCCGTAAATTGCATGAGCGAAACGAGACGGAACGGACAGTTGTGGGCGTGTCAAAGCACAAAGAAACAGAAGTGTACGATCTGTCTGTTGAAAATCACGCTAACTTCGCCACCAATGCCACAATCGTTCACAACTGTCAGACGGATGATGAGGGACGAGTCTTTAAGGTGAAGACCTCGAACGAAGAGGTAAAGGAAGAAATCGGGTTCCTGCTCCACAAGCTGGTAGAGATGGATGACCGGGCCTGGGGCATTCAGAGAAGCCTTTGTAAGTTGGGTGACCATTTCTTCGAGATTGTCATTGATCCACACGATCCGAAAGCGGGAATTAAAAAACTGGTGAGCCTGCCGGGTGATAGCATGTACCGTATCGAGACGGTAAAAGGTCGATTGGTAGAATTCCAACAAAGCCAAGAAGGACCGGATTATCAAGCCTTGTCCAGGACAGATATTACTAAAGCATCCCAGGCAGAGTTGATGCAAGCGACTGCTCTGAGGTTCCACCCTGAGCAAATCGTACATGCTCGTATTGGAGATGACCGCAAGACGTTCTACCCGTACGGCATTAGTGTGATTGAGGCCGCCCGTGGCCCGGCACACCAATTGCGACTCATGGAAGATGCCATGTTGGTGTATAGGTTGTGTTTGACTGGGGATAGTCGAGTAAGGACGAACCAAGGATGGAAATACATCAAAGATATAGCCGAAGGTGACGATGTTTTTAGTTTACAACATGACGAAGGTCTCATACCAGCAAAAGTGAGTTGGTTTGTCAATAACGGTGTACAAGATGTTTACCAAGTGCGATCCGATCATGTTGAAATCAAGGGAACTAAGACGCACCCAATCTTAGTAAGTCGTGAGGGCGTGGTGCAAATGATCGATATTCAAGATTTGGATGTCTCGGTTGATAAAATCGTAAATGTCACGCATGATGTTGAAGAGCCTATTCCGTTGCCGATAGTACAACAAGAAAAGTGGGTAAGGTTACAAAACGCCAACGATGGCGTGAATGTTCCTAATTACGACAAAGATAGGGACGACTATCTTCTAGTAGATAATTTATTGCAATCTAACCAAACTACTACACCGACATCTTTCGCAAAGAGAATATGCAATGAGTTTGGAGTTTCGGAGTCCGATCTAACGAGCTATCCCAGCAAAATTCCATCTACCGAAGATTTTAATTTACCTCTGTTCGTAAACGAAGATTTTGCCAAACTAATGGGGTTTCTCATTGGCGATGGCTCAATCAGAGAATCTGGTAATATGTGGACACAACTATGTTTCTCTTCGGGTGAACATTCAGACGCAAATGAATATTATGCCAATCTGCTCAAACAATTCTTCGGTAAGGCAAAATACGAAGAAGAAAAGAGATATAATCATCATGGTAAGTTCGTAGCTAGCTCCAAATGGGCTTGTTTCGTAGTCCTAGCTATGGGATATATCCCCGGTGCAAAGAATAAACGTATTCCGAAATGGGTTTTCAATGCACATAAAGAAATTAGAAAAGCGTTTGTTTGTGGATTAGCGGATGCAGATGGTCATATACGAAATCTTCCATCAGGTTTGTGGACATGTGAATTTTCGATGTGTAATAAGAAATTGGTTGAGGATATCAAAGAACTTTGGCATGGTTTGGGGTTGTGTTCCGGACAACTTAGATACAGAAAGCGTAATGGTGGTCACGAAATTGAACCAGGTCGGAAAATGCCATCGACCGATTCGTATGAGCTTTATATTTCTGAGCGTGAATTGCCAAAATATGAGAAATTACGATCAATAATATATGCCGGAAAAGAGGAAGTATATGACTTTGAGGTAAATAAGCAAGAACATAACTTTGTGGTAAATGGTGCGGTTGTATCGAATACGAGAGCACCTGAAAGACGTGTATTTTACGTAGATGTCGGTCAGATTTCGCCCTCTCGTGCCGAGGCTTTTGTTGACCGATTGAAAGATCAATTCCGTAAGAAAAAGGTATTCAGTCGAAAACGAAGTGGTGATCCACAAGGTGCGTCGGCAGTGGAAGAACGCTGGAACCCAATGGGTCCAGACGAAGACTTCTTCCTGCCCATCCGGCCGAATAGTGCAACTCGAATCGAGACTCTACCGGGTGCTGAGAACCTAGGAGAAATTGATGACGCTCTCTACTTCCGACAGAGATTGTTCACTGCCCTGCAATTCCCGAAGAACTATCTCACGAACGAAGACCCACAGGCTACACGGCTCACGCTCTCTCAACAAGACGTGCGGTTCGCACGCCTTGTTGAGAGATTGCAAAAACCTCTCGGTAGAGCACTCCTAGAAATCGCCAAACGACATCTCAAACTACGAGGCTTTCCACCAGAGGCATACGATGATCTCGAAGTCAGAATAACCCCACCATCCGATTGGCGACAAATCAATCGAAATGAGGTCACAGAAGTACTCTACGGGAGAGTTGCTACCGTTATTGGCTCGCAACTCATGTCTCGGTTCGATGCATTGACCAAGATTCTAGGATATGACGATGATGAAGCACGAGAAATCGTAGCTCGGGCAAAGGCCCAACAAATTGATGATCTCAAATTACAAATCATCGGCCAAAACCCAGATGCACTAGGTTTGACTACCATGCCACAAACCGGAACAGAAATCGGTGCTGGCCCTGGTGGGCCAGCACCGATTTTGGCTCCACCTCCACCCGGTGGCGCACCGCCCGGAGTAGCGCCCGGAGCAGCGCCCGGAGGGGCACCAGGAGCACCAGGAGCGGGAGCCCCGCCTGCTACACCAGGGTCGTCAGCAGGTGGACCTTCGGTAACTTTGGTAGGTCCGGAAGTGACAGGTGCCGGAGCATTACCTGAACCGTCCGAAGACGATATTAAGAAATACGATCTTGAGATCGAAGATGCGAACAAAGAAGTTGACGAAGAAGAAATTGATGTCGGCGAGTCAGAGGGTGAAATTTAGTTATCTGCTCCAAACATACCTTCGCCAGTATCGGCTTTAGGTCGTGCCATAGTGCTGCCTAAGTTCTTGTCAGGAGCTTCATCTTTATCGGTAGGTTTGCCATTAGGTCCCACGTCACCGAGTCCCTTATCTCGTCCCTCAATTGCCTTCTTTGCGACTTCAATAATCTCTTCGAGTGACCTAATAAGATCGGTAGCTCTGTCTGGTTTTTCCGGATCAGTCTGAACTTCGCCTCTTTGCATAAGTTCGGGACCGACATCTTGAGTGTCTCGATCTTCGGTGTACTGCTTGAAAGTTCTCAATTTCACTCCTGTTTTGACGGCCTTGTGGATAGATATGACAGTTGTTAGACCCTTTTTTGGACCTTAGTTGCAACTCGGTCAGCATCGTATATACGCCGATCGAATATAAATCACGCAATAGTTTCGGGTACTAACAAAGCAGTAAATCCCATAAATTGGAGAATAACGAATATGCGAAGACAACTTATTAGTCATGATGCATTCAATGAAATTGAGAAAAATTCTCTTTCCAGTGCTGCTAGTGAGCTTACTCAGATTGAGCCGATCCTGGGTGATCTTCTTGAATTAGAAGACGTTCGGGTTCATTGCTACAATGAGAATAATGTTTACTTTGAAGCACAAACCGGGAACTTCATTCGTGCTGATTATCAGTTAAATGAGCACGCAGTTGATCTTGATAACATTGAAGAGATCGTCATTGACGAAAAATCTCAAAACAAGGCACGTCGGGTTGTAATTTCTGACATGCTAGAAGCGGTTTTGAAAGAAGAGTCGGCTAGGGCATCTGACCTATTCCGAAATTATCTTGAAATTTCCGTTCCGAAAATGAAGTATACCAAGAGCGAATGTGACAAGACTGCGGTGCAAAAGCGTAAGTCTAATGTCAAAAGTAATATGATCCAGGCCGAGGCATATGAAGTAGTCCGTCGTAAGAAAAAGGCTGGCGGTGCCGATCCTTGGAAGGTAAAAGCTGGCGAGGCTCGTGGCGAAAGGGGCCGACAAGAGGCCATAGAGGAAAAGAAGCGCACCAGACCCATATGGGAGCGTGAACACGAAAAAACCGAGTTCAAGCGTGGTAAGACAGAATTGGCCCGTAAGCGCAGGTCTGCTGGTTCGGAAGATGAAGCCAAACAACTTCGTCTCAAGGAAAAGCGAATTGGGGCAGGCAAGAAGGGTAACAAGTTTGGGGATAAGAAAGAGTGGACTCTCATAGGTTCGCAAGTTCTTGAGTACATCGATCACGTTACCAGTGGTCCAGCTTTGGCCGAAGTATCGGTCGAACGAGACGACATGGACAATATCGTTGCCGCTCATATTCCTACCAGTAGGGTTCGTAACGAAGGTAAATTGCTAGCTTTGAAGTGGGATACACTCAAGACCGATGTTAAGGTACTGCGTAAGCAGGCTATGCGTCTCGGCTTTGATGAGTCCTTCCAGAGATTAGTAACGGCCATCAAGCGTCTGAATAATCTTTCTGACAATGATCAGCTTGAGGAAACCCTCAACAGTCTCGTAGGTACATTCCCGAGTGTTCTTTACCTTACTCAGGACGAAATGGCACAGATCATTGGCGAAGCATTGGCTAACAACGGTGCTACAAACTATGACGACGAGATTTGCCACTTCATCGCCGAGGGTATTTTGCGAGTCGCTTTCGACTCCTACCCAGAGCGTGTCAATCGACTCGCATCTCTATCGAGTGCGCCACCCATTCGTGAAAACGAAGACCCATATATCGTGTTCCAAACAGCGATGTATGATTTCTTCCCCGTAATCGATGACCAGATGCGTCTCGAAATGAGAGTGTTTGAGGACCTTTACGACACATTCGTAGACGTTCGCAGTACGGCACTTGAGGAAGATGACAACTTGGTTCGTAAGCAAGCTTCTAACTATCTTGCCCAAATTGAGGAAGTTCTGAACGGTAGCGTTCGACCGAACCTCGGATTGGTTGAGGAGTTGGGTGTTTACTTGACCGACTTAGTTGAAACTAACCTCGAAATGAAGCCATGGGCTATTGCTAAGCGACCGTATCGCACGGTGGCTGGTGAGCATCCCGAAATGGCTAAAAAGGCTCAGCATCCGTATGCTCCATCACGAGACTTTTCTGGTGATTGGGGCGGAAAGTTGCCTGTAAGCGACGGTGCAAGTTATCGAAGCGGCGGTGAAAAGGAAATGCGAAATAGAAGTTGGGGTAACGAAGATGGTCCAAGTACCTATCCTAGCCTCAATAACCCGTACATCCTAAAGTCAGGCGATTGGACGATGACAGCAGATAAGGGCGTGGACAAGACAAGCAATGATGCTACTGGCCAATGGGGCAGCGGCGACACTTGGCCAGACTTGACCAACCCATACATACCGCAATCTGTGAAGAAACACGTCAGCGATGCTAATAGGGTCGATGACGTGGAAAGCAGAGTCGGCCTGAGTCGCACCTCAGACCTAAATCAAAAGATTAGTTAAGGGGAGGCTTAATGGACTTACGTGATTTTCACGAAACGGTCTCAACCGCACCGAGTCAAGAAATTTTATTTCTTGACTCGGTGGGCAGTGCGGAACTGTTCCTTGCAGAAGGAGAACGATCGGGACCCACTAAGTTCCGTGGCAAGTTCCAAGAGGCCGATATCGAAAACAAAAATAAACGAATGTATGGCTACGAGGTCCTCAATCGTAACCGAGATCGACTCATGGAGACGATCAAGGAACGGGGACTTGTAGGCGAATTAGATCATCCAACTGATAGTATTATCCATTTTGAGAAGGCTAGTCATGTCATCACCGATCTTTGGTGGGATAGTAACGTGTTGATGGGGGAGGGCGAAATCCTTCCAACGCCGCACGGTATGATCCTTGAGCATCTGATCAAGTCTGATATCAGAGTGGGCATTAGTAGCAGGGGTGTAGGGAACGGACAAGTTAATGGCGAGGGTGTATTAGTTATTGGCGAGAGCTACAAGCTTATTACATTCGACGCTGTGGCTGATCCTAGTACCTTTTCGGCTTATCAAAAAGTAATTGTTGGTAGTGATTCAAAACGTGAATTTGTCGCTCCACAGCCTATTTTGGTAGGAACGGCCGATGAAGAGCGTACTTCTACGGCCAAAAATGAGGCGGCGGGGATAAATAACTTTGAAACTGATGCCCTAGTTGCTTACATGGGACACTACGCTCGGCGATACGCCGAGGAAATCAAGAACCAAGACAGATTCTAGGAGAGGATACTAATGGCAATGACACATAACGATAAAGTCTTAGAAGCCCTTGCTAGTCTGGTGCCAGAAGACAAACGTGAAAAGGCTGCTACATTGGTAGCCTCTCTTTTGGACGAGGCAGTCGCTGACCTCAAAGAGCAGTTGACGGTCGAATACAACGAAAAGTTGGAAGAAGGCTATCATACAATCACTGAGGAAAGAGAGAAAGACTGGCAGACTGCTGAGGACGGTTACAAGCAAGCTTATGACATAATCACCGACTTGCGGGCCCGATTGGGTCGGCAGGAAGAGGAGTTCCAACAGACTCTTGAAGAGGAGTACGAGAGTGCTTATCAAATGATTCTTACGGAACGACAGAAGAACGACAATATCTCAGCTACTTTGTATGAGGAGTTCGACAAGCGGCTCCAGGATATGAAGGAGTATATGGTAGATCAACTTGACGTTTTCTTGGGTGAGCAAGGCGAAGAGTACTATGAGATGGCACGTCGTGAGGTCCTTAACGACCCATGCTTGCTGGATCATAGGCTGGCCTTTGAGCGAGTGCTTGATGTGACTAAAGATTATCTGTCCGATGAAGATATCATGTTGAACACTAATGCTCGTGTCGACGAACTAGAGCGTAAGGTAGAGAGCGTTCAGGTTGCCAAGCGGCAGCTTGAGAGCAAAAACATGCGTCTAATGACAGAGAATACCAAGATGCAAGATTACTTGAAAGAAACAAAAGAACTGATTGAGAAGAATATTCTCAATGAACAGAATGCAAGGCTTGAAAGTGCAAGAAATGTAGAGGGTCGTGGACAAACGGTCGTCGAACCAGAGCGAAATGTTTTCCTTGGGGAGGCCGTGGATGGCACCGTGACTGACGACACTAAAACTGTCGATGATGAACCAAAAACCATTACCGAGCAATGGCAGGTATTGGCTGGTCTTAAAGAAGGTAACTAAGGAGAACTATGAACTTCAATTCAAGACTATTGAATGAGGCCAAAGCTCTGGAATCACTTTGGGCCGAAACACATCTGCTTGATGGTATTAAGGATCGTTTCACTCGTGCTACGACCGCTGTGATGTTGGAAAACCAGCGTCTAATGAATGAGGTCGCCA